GTCTTGCATAGCTGACATATGGACTGTAATATGCGCCTGGTGATCCTGATATAAGAACGCTTTTACAGGTTTTAGCGCAATAATGTTCTGGTTTTCTGTAACTGGATCAGTCGGTAGCATATCTTCATCCAACTTAACCAGCTTCTGTGCGTTCTTAATACCCAGCACGTCTAGCATCTGCCTATATAAGAGCGCCATATTAAATAGCTGAGGCTGGCCCTGGGCAAGTTGTAATACTGCTTGGTACTGCACAATCTTTTGCGCCATTGTCGCGGCGTTGGGATCGCTNACTGGGTGGATGTCACACATGTCATAGTCAGACTGTTTGGCACGACGGTCTGCATTGTCAGGCTCGTACTCATAATCTTCTGGCGTGTCGTCACGGATAATGTCACGTAGCAAGCAAAGTTCTAACTTCATCGCATAGTGAATGCGAGCTTGAACAGCGCTCATCACCTTTAACGTTCTCTCTAAGATTGCCAACGTTGTGCCAACTGGAGCTGCAGCTGACATATCAGAGACAGTTAAATCAGCTGTGTTTGCAAACCTACGACCATCTTCTACGATCTGGTTAAGTAGCGTCATCAATACTTGTGACGGTTCTTTGTATGGCAACGGCATTACGTTGTCACGCATTGTTCCACTTGGAACATCTACATCACGGAACTCTCCGGGGCTTATTGGGGTGTCGTCACCTTTGATACGTAAACCTTTAGTTTTGAAGCCGCCAGGCAGATTAGATAATGTACCGGCGTCCACAAGCTGCCTAATAAGGCTAGTACCAGACTTAGCAAAAGAACCAATAAGATGTATAAGCCCAAAAGCATAAAAACCAAAGCCTGGTATGTAAGAGTAATGAACAAAGTGATTACGCTTTTTGCGCAATTTATCCTCTTGTTTCCAGTTCCTACGAATTGATAAGACATTAGCGGTTCCTTTTTCGATTGTTATGACATATGGGAGAGCAATGCCATCATCGTCCTCGTAACCTTCTAAGTCACGGTCAACGTGCATCTCAAGAATCTTATAGCGGTCATCGGCTGTTGCCCTAAACCCCATGTTTTCTGCGATCTTTTTCTCAACATCATCAAGATTGTTAATTGGGTCGCCGAGGTCAATGTCGCGGTAAAAACCTGCCACTTGAAGTTTGCGCACCTCGTTCTCAGTCTTGCGCATGACATGGGTAACACGTGGGCTTGTTTGCAAGCTTGACGCGCCATATGGCACAACTAAATCATCAGCGGATACAAACATAGCTGCTGGACGGTTTGTATCTGGGTCAAAATAAACTTTCTTAAATGCGTTACCAGCTAGACCCAAACCCCACACCATACGCTCATGCTCAGGTCTGTACTCAACCATNTCNTCCGTAATGCGNTAATTCATATCGTCTTGTACGCGCTGAGCCGCATCTTTTTTCTCTGGCGTCTCACGCCCAATTATTTGGGTCTTAACAGGTCCAGTTGCGGGTAGCGTTTCCATAACTGTCTCAGCTTGAAACTTAACTATTGCTTCAGCAAGGAGTGGATGGTATACGCCACATGCGCCCTCCCAAGGCTCGCTTCGTTCTTCTATTTTTAAGCCAAGAAGTTCTAAGCCATCTACATATGTTTGCATCCAGTCTTTGCGGGACGAAATATCATCTTCAAAATCTGAAAGCAACTCACTTGCAATTGCTGCAAGCGTACTCTCATCCATGAACTCAGCGAGGTTAGCATCAAAGTCATTCTTTGATGGGCCTGGCATCATCTCAATCTCAAAATCTCCAGCATGGATAGTTACATCGTCTGGGTTCTCAATTTCAATTTCGAGGTCTGGGCCTTCTTCTATAGGCAATTGATCTATGCCTTGCGGCGCCTGGGAGAGAGNTTTATCTAACATGATAGTCCTTAATAATATGATTTGCGCCGGTTGGACTTGAAGTAAATTACTTCGTCCTCTTCGTCGGAGTCAAGGCGAATGAAGCCGCCCTTGCGAAAACGTATGATTGCTTGGGATGTGGAGTCAACCAAGTCGTCGTGTTCTCCTGACGGGAAACTTGCTATTTCTTCAACTACTTCTTCAGCCCATGATGTTCTTGGCACCCAGACCCTGCCACTAGCAAATATATCCGCACAGGAATTTAACCTCGCTACTTTATCATTTCCTGCTGATGGTGTGAAGTCTTGAACGGGGATGCCCATCGCCCTCATCTCAGCTACTAGGGGAGCACCCGACGCCTTAGCCTCTATTATGATTGAATCTGGACTCCAGTCTTTATATTGTTCGTACGCAACTTTCTTGAGTTCTGGAAACTCCATGCGCCGTTTAAATGAATTAAGCAAAATAATATTTGCCTGGTTAACGCCTCTATCGTCTGGGCGGTCAAAGATACCCCACGTTGTACAAGCTGAGTAGTCGCTTCGCTGGGTTTTAAGAAATGCAGTATCCCAAGACTGAATAATGAAGTTGACGTAGGGCGGGTGATCTTCTTCCCACCACTGCCACCATTCGCGTTTGATAATCGCTGATACATCGCTGGTTGGCTGCTGCATGTANTGCGCCATCCACTTAGCATTAGGNAGTTCTTGGTGAAGCGCTTCTAATTCATCAATGTTCCAAAATTCTGGCCATAGGGGTTTACCCGAAGGTAATATAGCTGGAAACTCGATCACTTCCCAGTTTTCCCCCGAGCGTTGTGCAGCTGCTTTTAAGACTTGTCCCGTTAAATCTTTCTTAGACCAGCGGGTCATAACCATAATAATAGAACCACCAGGCTGCAGACGCTGCCTTGGACCTGACGTATACCACTCGTAAGTCTTGTCGTAAATCTCTGGGTTGGTTTCGCTTAGCGCCGCTTCTTGCTCAGAGTGCGGGTCGTCAATAATGAGAATGTCCGCGCCCTTACCTGTGACAGCACCGCCCACACCGATAGCAAAATAGTCTCCGCCCTCGTTAGTTGCCCACCTGCCAGCTGCCTTGGAATCAGACTGGAGTCCAACTCCAGGGAAAATTGACTTATATACATCTGAGTCCACAAGATTACGGACCTTTCTTCCGAAACCCACGGCGAGTTCAGCAGTATGAGATGTCTGGATAACTTTTTTCTTTGGGAATTTACCCAAAAACCAAGCAGGTAATAAGTAAGAAGCAAATTCAGACTTAGTATGGCGCGGAGGCATATTAATAATAAGTCGTTTGATCTCCCCGTTAGCCACTCTTTCAAACGCCCTAGCCATTTTTGCATGATGTGCTCCGTCNATGAACCCAGGCCAGACTTTATGGGCAAAATCCATGAAGTTGTTNTGGCAGTTCTCTTTATGTTTAACTTCTAGCGTAGTATCTAGCTGCTCTAGCATCACACGTAGCTCAGAATCCGACAACTTGTCCAGATTATTAAGTAAAAACTGGATCTCAGTTGCGTTATTCGGGCTGATCATTAACTTCTACGTCCGTAATATCGAGAGAATTGGCTAATTTTTCGTGTGTTGGGGTGTTTTCGAACGTATTTAACTGCATTAATGTTCGAATTCTGTCCCGAATTGCCTCTTTTAACTCGTCAGAAGTCTTGTGTGTGATGGTAATTTCTTGTTTTTCAGTGAATAAATCGGACGCTTTGCCCAGTAATTCAAGCGCTTTTAGTGCAGTTCTGTTGTCATCGTCATTTGAGATCTGCAATAAGCGGTTCATTACTATTGTTCTGACCTGAACCTTGTCGCTTATGACCTGCTTCTCGTACTCATTAATATAACCAGCAAGTTGAAGTGCAACGCCGGGGCGTTTCATATCCTCGCGGGTCTGAGCCTGTGCAGTTTTATCTGTTTTTTTACCGAGATTTCGGAACATTTCAATGGCTTTTTCGTTTTCCTCCTCGGATAAATCGAAAGTGGCGCCATCACCTAGCTCTTGTAATAACAGAGCAGTGTTCCCCATGACTTTTGCATGGTCGTTTAGATCTTCCATTTCCATAGCGTCAGCTACGATGGGTATAGGTTTGTCGAGAGTTGGCTCAACTTGAATATTCATAACACCTTTTTGTGGGTATCGGTGGGCGTAGTATAGCAAAAGTTTTTTGAAAAATATATACCCCCCGGGGGTCGAACGAAATTTTAGTGACGGGGGGGTTTCGTATAACAGAGAATAGGATGAAGTGTAAGCAACGTTTCCAAATCTATTTTTGGAAATCGAGTGAGCAAAGTAATGTGTGAAGTCTCCCCAGGGGCAAGGCGTCAAAATAGGGTCATAGGGGGATAGTGGGGGCGACATAGTAACAATCGGTAACTATGTCCTTTTTTAAACTATTTTTGTTGTATTTATACAAACGACGATAAATAGTGGGAAAGTGTGGTAATATCAACCCGTCGATTAATTTTGATCGACATAACTAATAGGAGAGACATATGTCTAATGAGAATCAAGTAGTTCAGTCTACACTTACAGTCGATCAAACTACATCGTTTGACGATATCGGTTCAACACTCGGCGCTAGTGATATCGATAGAGATACAGCGATTGATCTATTCTTTAACCTAGTATTTGTCAATGGTAACGTCGACTATACATTATGGGTTGAAGGTTCTAAACGCATCATGAATGCTTATGCTATTAAAAAAGATATCAAGTGCATTATGAACGATGGTACGCTAAACCCAACAGTTAAAACAATGTGGGCTAGGTTTACAAAGGACGTAGCTGATAAACATGGTATCGTAAAGCCTACTAAACCAACTACTGAAGCTAAAGCAAAAAGCGAGCAAAGGGCTAAAGCTGAAGTTAAACTTGAAGCGCTTAAAGCTAAATCAGAAGAAGAGTTAAAAGCTGAGTTAAAGTCTAAGCTGGCTAACCCAACTACTGCGAGTCTTAATGAAGCTAAAGCTATAACCAAAGCTATCGAAGCTAAAGCAAAGGATGTCGAAAAAGCTGAGGATGAAGCTACGAAAACAGTTCGCAAATCGATCAAGGATATGCTAGCGAAGATTGATAGTTACTCTGATTTAGTTGATATCGAAACATACATTGTAGATATGATTAGCAACCATACTCCCGCAACATTTTAAAACCTAGTAGGACAGAGTTACAATCTGTAACTCTGTCCAATTAGCAAAGCCTCCCTAGGGAGGCTTTTTTGTTGTCTCTGCTTTGCGTGTAACGCAAAGTGTAGCATAGATTTTCAGCAAAATCAAATTA